GTGGCCAACACGTCCGCCAACGACAAGGGCAGCAGCATCAAGGTCAGCAGCATCGGCGGTGGCGCGTCCTGCTGGCTCGAGGTCCGCGACGATCGCAACTACGGCGGCGCGAGATGGCGCACCTGGGACCCCGTGAACGACCCCTCGTGGGTGCCGTGGCCCAATGACGTCTCGTCGAGCATCCGGCGGGTCTGCTCGTGAGCATCTGGCGCCAGCCCCGACACGTCACCCAGCGCGACCCCAGCGACCCGCGGCAGTTCTCCCATTGCTGGGCAGCCTGCGGCGCGTGGCTGCTGGACGCGGCCACCGATGGCGCCTCGAAGGTCACCGCCAAGGAGTTCGCGAAGGCTGCCGGCGGTGGCTCCGGTCGCAAGACCGGCAGCGGCACCCAGGAGGACATCGTCAACGGCCTCGCGCACTACGGCGTCAAGGCCGACATCATCGACCTGCCTGTCGGTGACGCGACCCGCATCCTCGGTCGTGAGCGCCGCGCGGTCTGGGCCGTGGCGACCGACTACGACGTCTGGCCGAGCGGCAAGGACTGCATGCGGGGCGAGGCCGGCCCCGACGTCAACCACGAGGTCGGCGTCATCGGTGGCGACCCGCCGACGATCATGAACCCGCTGTGCGACGACTACCAGAACATCCCGCTCGCGACGCTCATCCAGGCAGCCGCGAAGTACGCCCGCCAGAACGGCCACAGCCGCACGTTGCAGGTGGTCCGCGTCATGCGCCAGCAGCCCACGAGCAACATCGGCGACAAGGCCACCATCGCGGAGCAGCAGGACCTCATCGACCGATGGCAGGAGTACGGTAGCGCCACCCGCGCGCTCGCCAACCGCATCCTCGACCTGCCGGTGCCGAAGTGACCCGCGCCGTCCCCATCCTCGCCGCCCTCGCCGTGCTGGTCGCCATCGCCCGACTGTCGCGTCGGCCACTTGTCAATCTGCCAAGTAGTGGCCAAGCACCCGACGACAGCGAGGTCGTGGGGATGCCGACGACGCTCGGCCCCGGCTGGTACGTCGAGCTCGCCCCCACCAGCAGGAACTAGGGAAAAGGAGAAGCATGAACCGAGGGTCGTGCTCAGTCGCATCCTGCGACCGAATCGCTGATCGCTTGGACATGTGCCATGCCCATAGGCGGAGGTTGGACCGCGGCATGGACCTTACCAAGCCCTTTCGACCGCGGGGGACGACTCTCACGCGTCGGGATTGGATCGAGCACACCATCAGCAGCCCATCGGGTTGCTTGGAGTGGGCGGGGCGACTCGACCGTCATGGATACGGACGCTCATCGGGCCGTCTGGTTCATCGGCTGGTCTGGAACGCGCAAGTGGGCCCCATCCCGGAGGGTTTGGAGCTCGACCATCTGTGCCGGAACCGCCGATGCGTGAACCCGGAGCACCTGGAGCCAGTAACGCGCTTGGAGAACGTCAGACGGGCGTCATTCGCGCGTCGAGCGGTCGCGCCGTAAAAGGAGGACACGACATGGCAGGCAACCCCAACCCCGGCGGAACCCGCGAGCCGGTCCTGACGAGCGCAGGGCTTACCGCGGCCATCATGTCCGTCGTCAACGTGCTGGTGGTGCTGAACATCGTGACGCTGGACGCCCAGCAGCTCGGCGCCATCAACATCGCCGTCGGCTCGATCCTCGGCATCGTGCTCGCCGTCTGGGCCCGCGGCAAGGTGACCCCGGTTTGACCTTGGCCACCCCTCCCAAGGCCGGGCGCAGGGGCGACCTCCAGTCGCTCGCGCTGGCGCAGCGTTCCGCCCCGTTCCGTGAGGCCCACGATGCGAGTGCGTCCGTCCTTCCCGAGGCTCCCCGGACCTGGCCGGCGTGCGTGGCTTGGTACAAGGACGCATGGGAGGCAAGCCTGCCCACCCGGCTCCACACCCGCGGCGTGGAGCCGGAGAGCGCGCTGGGCAGCCCGCGCATGGCTGGCGGGATGCACCGCCGCATCGACCACGTCAGCGGCCACGGATGGGGCCTGACCGGCTGTGACAAGGATGGCCAGCCCCGTGGCGTTGATCGTGCGACGGGCCTGACGCTCGACCCGTTCCTCTACCAGATGGAGCGGATGCTGCGCGGCAGGAACGACCACGAGCGCATGGGCGCCCTCGCCCTGATGCGCTGGGCCTATCTCGGCTGGGACGTGGAGGCAGCAGCGCAGGCTACGTTCATCGCCCAGCACGCCAGCCCCGAGACGTGGAACCTGTACCTAGCAGGGTTCCGCGCGCTGTTGCAGGGCACCATCCGCACCCTCGCCATCCGTTGCCAGCGCGAGCCCGAGCGATGGTCCGTCTGCCGAGGCTGCCGGCAGCGTGAGTGCGTCTGCGGCACCAAGAGCGAGAGCCAGCACAACGCCGAACGTGGAGCCGTTGACGCAGGCGGTTAGACTTGATGGACAGCGATAGCGTGCGGGCCCACCCGGCCGACAGCGGTGGTCCTCCCCAGCCGTGAGGCCATGCCTCCACGCAGGCTGCCCCACCCTCGTGGTGAAGGGACGCTGCCCAGCGCACAAGCCAACCGAGGAGCAGCGCGGCTACGGACGTGAGTGGCGCAAGGTGCGCAAGGCCGTGGTGCAGGCGCAGCCCTGGTGCAGCTGGTGCGGAGCGACCACCGATCTCGTGGCCGATCATGTGGTGAGCGGCGACCCGTCCGTGCTCCAGACGTTGTGTAGGTCGTGCAACTCCAAGAAGGTGCATCTCAGCCGATGACGTGCCGATGGTGCGGGGAGGGCTTCACGCCAGCGCCCAGGGGGTACTCGGAGGTTGGGGCGCCTCGACCGTCTGACACCGCTGCCACACGTCTCGCAGGTGCGTCAGGTCAAACCGAACCCGGTAGCGAGGTCCCCTGACATGCCCAGTGGCGGACATGCCCGCTCAGGGCCTCCCCCCGACCCCAACGCCATCCGCCGCGATCGGCCCAGTGACCAGGCGGGATGGGTCACGCTCCCGGCACCGCGCACCGGGCCCCCGCCGACGTGGCCGCTGACGGAGTCGACGAAGCGCGAGGACGCCATGTGGGGCCGCCTCTGGTCTACGTCGCAGGCCGCCATGTGGGAGACGCTGGGCCTGACTGATGAGGTCGCCCTGTACGTCCGCACGTTCTGCGAGGCGTCGCAGCTTGAGGCGTCCGCGCCGCTCCGCACGCTGGCCGTGCGCCAGATGGAGGGGCTGGGCCTGTCAGCCGCGGGCATGGCGCGTCTTCGCTGGAAGCTACCCGGAGCCGAGCCCGTGAAGGAGGCCGCCAAGAATGACGGTCGCCGCGCGTCCTCGGCAAAGGACCGGTTCAAGGTCATCCAAGGGGACGCCGCGTCCTGAGCACAAGCCCCTCTGGGTGGCGCTCGACTGGATCGAGGCGCACTGCGTCATCCCGGACGGCTTCCGCAAGGGCGCGCCGCTCCGGCTGTACGAGTACCAGGGGCGGTTCTTCCGAAACCACTACCTCGTCAAGCACGACGCCGTCTGGGACCCGGTCCGCCCCGTTCTTGGCCCCGCGTTCGTCCACCGCCGGTCCGGTCTGGTCGGTCCGCAGAAGATCGGCAAGGACCCGACCGAGGCCGCGCACATCTGCCTCGAGGGCGACGGGCCCGCGTTGTTCGCAGGATGGGCCGGCAAGGATGACGGCTGGGCCTGCTCCGACCACGGCTGCGGCTGCGGTTTCGAGTACGCCTACGACCCCGGCGAGCCGATGGGCATGCGCTGGCCGACCGCCCTCATCCAGGTGACCGCGGTCTCCGAGGACGCCACGGCGAACACCTATCAGGCGCTCCGCCCGATGATCGACGACGGGCCGCTCCACGACCGCATCCCCAAGACATCCGAGGAGTTCATCCGGCTCCCCGGTGGCGGGCGCATCGACGTGGTCACCGCGTCCGCCAAGTCCCGGCTGGGCCAGCGCGTCACCTTCGCGTCGCAGGGCGAGGCCGGCCTCTGGTACCGGCGTGACGGGATGATCGGAACCAACGGCGTGGCCGACACCCAGTACCGCGGCCTCGCGGGCATGGGCGGGCGCGCGGTCTGGCACACCAACACCTGGGACCCGTCCGAGGAGTCGCTGGCATCCACCGAGTGGGACGCCGCCGCCAAGGACGTCTACATCCAGTTCGACCGCCCACCGTCCGGGCTGTCATTCACCAACCGCGAGGAGCGCTGGCGCATCTACCGCGCCGTCTACCCCGCGGACGTCCGCCGCGAGAACGGCGGTCACGTCGACCTCGACAGCATCGACGCCGAGGCAGTTGGCCTCATCGCCAAGGGCGAGACCGCGCAGGCCGCGCGCTTCTACGGCAACCAGTTCGTGACGGGCCGCGGCAAGGCGTTCGATGTCGTCCAGTGGGAGGCGCTGCGTGCATCCCCGGAGTGCCAGCACAAGCGCGTCGCTGCGGGCTTCGACGGCTCCAAGACGGGCGACCATACCGCGCTCATCGCGGCGTGCATCGACTGCGGACTGGTCTGGGTCGTGGGCTACTGGGACCCTGAACAGCATGGCGGCGAGGTCCCGCGTGCCGAGGTGGACGCCGCGGTCGCGGACCTGTTCGCGACCCGCAAGGTGCTCCGCCTCTACGCCGACCCGCCCTACTGGTCCGAGGAGCTGGCGACCTGGCAGGGACGCCACGGGGACAAGGTGGTCATCGGCTGGCCGACGTACCGCAACCGCCCCATGGGCTACGCCTGCCGCAGCTTCGCGCAGGCCATCTCCGACAAGACGCTGACCCACGACGGGGACGAACGTCTCGCCCGCCACATCGGCAACGCCAACCGCAAGCCGCTGGTGGAGCGCGACGACAAGGGTGCCGCCCTCTGGACGATCCAGAAGGAGACGCCCGACAGCCCCAAGAAGGTTGACGCCGCGGTCGCCGCGGTCCTCGCCTGGGAAGCCCGCACCGACGCCATCGCCGCTGGTGCGTTGAGCGCCGTAGAGACCGCCGTCGAGTTCATCA